CTATGTATCCTTTGTTTCTTAATTCTTTGAATACAAGATTTTCAAAAGCAAACTCTCCAGATTTATCAAGTCCAGCATTTCTCATATCTCTAATTTTTTTCAGAAGATTTTCCAAGACTGATACATTATTTGAGTGCTTGATGACACTATTGATCTTATCAATCATATCAGAGACCTTTGACTTTAGCAAGTCCTTGTCAATATCTCCTGTAAATTTGCCAGGGAAAATAATCCACTTGTTGTTTTTGATGGAATAAACTCCTTGATTTTTTCTTCTTTTCTTACCCACCTCTTCAATATAAGGTTCTACAGAATGATTATAAATTTTAATATCATGAGTCAATGCCCATAATTGTTTTTTATCTTTAAAGTAATCAGATAATAAATCAGGACAATCTGATTTGGTTTGGTCAATTACTACATGTAAATCTAGATCAGAATACTTAGTATAATTATATCCAGCATTACCACCAAGTAATAAAATATCTTCTATTGAACCTTTACTGATTCCAACATAATCAACCCATGCCATAGCAATCTTCTTAAGTTGGGACCTAACTTTGGGACGAAGCATTTCTCCATCCCAAAAAGTAGGATTCAACTGATCATGGATTTGAAATGATACAGATTCTCCAAAAAATCCTTTATATGTTTTCATCTACCCCTTTTATTGGTATTTATAAAAAGGGGGGAAGTGGATGGTCTTAGTCATCCCTCCCCCAGCGCCGACGATATTCAATAATATTTAGAGATAATCTTTCCTTGCATGATGTTCTGGAACAATCTTTCCTAATCGAATGGTAAGTAATCCATCTTCAAAGATGACTTCTCTGACTTCTGTATCATCTGAGAGTGTCCATGCCCTTTTAAAACTTCTTTGAGCCAGACCCTTGTGGATAAACGTCCTATCCTGTTCTGAATCTTGCTTTTCCCCTTCGACAAAAAGTTTTCCATACTCTGTGAAGACATTCACTTCCTCCTTTTTAAATCCAGCAAGTGCAATCTCCAAATGAGATTCAACATTATTTACCTGAACTAGGTTATATGGAGGATAGTTTGTTGTAGTTTCATGAACTTTAAACAGTCTATCAAAATACTCATCCATTCCAATACTATTGCGAGTAATTCTATCCAACAGGGTAGGAAGATCCGCAGTAGTATACCTTGTAAGATTAGTCATTATGGTAGCTCCTTTAAAAGCGAGTTTGTGTTGTGTGGACCCTTTTGGCATCCAATATTAATTATACAACAACCAATAAAAAAGGGGATGTTGAATCCCCTACAAAATTATTCAGTTTCCTCTACTCTTTTCTTTTTAGACCCAATATTATATTTGGTTTCCAACACCCAATCATCTTTGTCCTTATAAGAAAGAACTTTGATTTGATTCAAAGGTGCTAAATCACTTACTTTGTCTACATTGTTGATAGTGATCAGACCCCAATCAGCAAGTAATTGAATGATTCTGTTTCTCCTCTGAACATCATTCACAGTCAAGTTAGCATGTTTGCCATCCAGAGCAAACAGTTCCTTGAAATGCACCAGATAATATCTACCTTGCTTGTGGAGGATATGACAGGATTGATACAGTTTCTTTTCTTTACGAGAAGCAACACCAATTCTAGTCAGTGTTTCACGAACTTTCAGAAAATCATCTGGTTCATTCAGAGTGACTTCTACCATTTGGTCAGGTGACCACTTCACTTCAGGTTCATGTACGACGCTCATTTCATTCCTCCAGTTTCAATTTTAGTTTTAATAAAGTTAATTTGTTCTTGGGAAAGTATTTTCAAAGCCTGCTTTGCCTTTTCATTACTATAACCATAGTAAGATTTGACTACTTCAAGATCTTTGAGTTTCTCTTGTCTAATCCAAGGAGAAAATCTTTTCCTTGTTCTCACACTATTTATAAAAAAGTCATATTGTAACCTTTTATCTAATGAATGATTCTTATTCATTTCATTAGCATACATCAAGGTATCAATAGTTCCAGACATACATCTGTTGATAATGTATGGTGGATATTCTTTTTTAGATTCTGGATATTCATCCATAATATTAAGTTTAGATTGATTGATTGAGTTCAACCAATCTTTCAATTCACACTTCATAATTAATCAATGCTAATTCTTTTCTATCATGTTGGTCTTTCATATAATCACCAACAGATCTCATTGTGTATGTATGGGCAAACTCAATTGCTTTCCAATTTTTAAATCTTTCTCTAACTAATTGATCTGAATTATAACTAACCATCATGTCCATAGAATGATTGTCACAATCAAGAGCAAACTTATCGTGATCAAATCTTTTGTGCATTGATCCTTTATTCCCATAGAGATTATCCTTAATATCATAAGGGGGATCAAGATACATGAAAGCACCCTTGTTTCCATCCATCAGATAATCATAGGAGTAATTAGTTATACGCCAATGTTCAATTATTTTAGAATACTCAGGCAGTTTTTCGATCCCTCGCAAATTGAAGTTGTTATTGGAGGCTTGTTCAGAAAATGATGAGCTCTCTGTAAGACCAGAGAAAGAACACTTATTGACAACATAGAAAGCCACAGCACGATCAAAATTTGACACATCTTTGTCATTGATCTTCTCCTTGGAAATTAAGAAGAGTTGCTTTGCCTTGTCTGAAGTATCATAAGTTAATTTTAAATCCTTGATAGATTCTGTAATCTCAACACCAAACATCTGGAGTTGTTGCCAGAAGTTAACAAGAGGTTCATACAAATCATTTACCCAAATATCTAGGTAAGGACACTGCTTGGTGATATAAATTGCAACACTGCCACCACCAAGAAATGGTTCCCTAAACTCATCATAAGTTTTAAGGTCAGGAAAATACTGTGCCAATTTAGATACTGCCCTAGATTTACCCCCAGGGTATCTTAAAGGTGTCTTGAGTTGTTTCATGAATCATCATCAAATAAAAGTTCAAGTGGACTAATTTTCTCAGTTGGCAAAAAGAATTCAGGATATGATTTTAAAATAATTGGATCATAAGAAGAAAAAATTACAGCATCATTAAAATTAATATCTGCCTTTTTCCTAATCCAACTATCTCTATCTATACATGGACATTTTCCATGTATAAAGCTCCCATCTGATCTTAATGGCACCAACTCTGCAGGAGTTTCCCAAATTAACTGTCTAAAAGGTGTGATGAGGACATGATAAAAATAATCAATCTCTAATGGAGTTCTTTGTTTTCTTTTTTTATGTTTGGCTTGCCCACCACCCTGAAAATTAAAATTAAATCTAGATCTATAAATTTCTCCACCAAAATCTCTTTTGTGATTATAATCAATTTTGTTTTGATAAACTACCTTTTTAACTTGTCCTCTTACCCAACCTTCTCCTGTCTTTTGTATGAGTAGGTCTACTCCATCATCAACATTAGGTTCTGCTATGTTTACATTTTTCATAAGAAAATATGTCTTTACTAAATTTTCACATGCAGTTCCAGAATAAGTTGCTGGAATTACAGAATTTAATGTCTCTTCTTCCAACAAAGGTGGCATACAAGGTTTTAATCTTTGTGGGGGTCCACTACCTTTATGAGATCTTTTCATTTAAAATTACACTCCACCATAATCTCAGTTAGTGCAGCAAGAAGATTAATCTCCTGATCAGCAACAAAAGCACTTTGGTATTGATACTTGGCAACAATCAGTACTGCAGCAGCAATACTTGGACCATCTACTTTTTCATAAAGAGCATCATAAACTTTCCTAAGAATAGTTGATGCATCATTATCAAGATTTAGAGAAACCCACTTTCTAACTTCTGGAAAGTTCTTTTCTTTAAGATTCTTAAGCAGTTCTGTGACTGTTACATCTCCAAAGGTTGCAAGAATACCAGAATCAATTTCTCCACCTACAGAGTATCTTTGACATTCATTAAGGACCCTTCTCCAATCTGGAAAATAGTTATTAATTATTTGTGCAAGAACTTTCTGATCATATTTAACATTCTCACCCTCAAGGATTGCTCCAATACGTTTGAAGAACTCTCCTGCAAGGTGTGCCTTTTCTTTTCCTTTGACACTGAACTCAACAACTGCACATCTGGAGTGGAGAGGTTCAATAATTTTGTTTTTGTAGTTGCAGGTAAAGATGAATCTACAGTTCTTATAGAACGTCTCAATATTAGCCCTAAGAAGGAGTTGTACGTCGTTTCCTGTGTTATCTGCCTCATCAATGATGATGACTTTATGTTTACCAGTTGCTTGAAGTGAAACGGTCGACGCAAAGTTTTTTGCTTGGTTCCGTACCGTGTCCAGAAATCGTCCTTCATCAGATCCATTGATGACATAATAATCTACTTCTAATTGTTCACATAATGCTTTTGCCACTGTAGTTTTACCAACTCCTGGTGGTCCTGCCAAAAGCAAGTTTGGGATCTCTCCCCCATCTACAAATTCTTGAAATGTTTTTTTGATATTTGCAGGCAAAATACAATCTTCAATTTTCTTTGGGCGATATTTTTCTACCCACAAGAAATCTTTACTCATAATAAAATCCTAAAATCATTCAAATGTGGAATCAGGCTCAAGGGCAATAAAGTACTTTAGATTGTACTTTTCATTTATAAATCTTGCAGAAAGTTTCTTAGAAACTACTACATCATAAGACCCTGGAATGATCTTGATATTTTCTACCTTAAAGTTGAATACAAACGTACTATCAGTTTCACCAACTGTAATAGAGTATTCATTTGAGGTATCATTATTTTTATCCCTCACAACTAAACGAATTACACCTGCTTCTCCAACAGCAGACAGATCAGGCAGTTTATAAACTGCAGATGCCTTGATCAGTTTATCCAGTTGTGAATGTTCCAATTGGAAACACACATCTTCACTAGGAAGATCAATATCTTTATCTGGGGGAGAAACAATTACATCTGGATCAGCATAAAAGTATTTGACTTTACGCTTACCTTCTTTGATAGTCAGATAAGACTCATTACTAAAATCAAAGTCTGGATCTTGATGCAAACTTAATCCATTGAGGAATTCATTCAGATCATAGATAGCAAAATCTTTGCTGAACTCTTCACCAACATCTGCCACTGCATAGATGTTTTTGAGTACAGAAATAGTCTTCAGTTTTGAACCTTTCTTAATCAAAATTGACTTGTTGATGTTAGAAAAGTTTTTCAGTACTGTAATAGTGTCGTCAGAAAGTTTCATAGGTTCCTTTAGTTTCATTATGAAGTCCAGCAAAGTGATAAAGAAGGATACAATAGTGAATTGCCTTCAAAATATCCATTTTTGATTTCCCATTTTTCTTACCAAAACGAGAAAGATATTTAATAGCATTAGATCGAACAAAAGGTTCTGCATCTCCAATGCTTTCAATTAAATCTAGTGTTTGAGTCTTAGATTGCTCAGAAGTGTAGTGTGCTTTGTAGGTACTAATCAAATACCCCTCAAGTTCTTTAAGAGTTTTATCTTCGTTATACTTCCAAAACCCATTTTTGTTTTCAGACATATTCAAAGCAGTTTTTTCAAGGTTAAGTGTACTTCCACCACCTTCATCAAGGGTGAATTGATAACCTGAATAAGGATACTCATCCATAATAAAGTAACAGTTAATCAACTGTTATCATATCACTGAAGAGGTTAAGAGTCAACCATAACACTAAATCCTTTTCTTTTTTCAAACATAATTGTTGAATCAAACTTGTCAAGTAATTCATCTTTT